TCTGCTTCATCAAAAGCAGCCAGTCCTCAATCGACAGGCTGCCCTCATGCCAGAATACATCGCCCTTTGCACCGAACAGAAAACGTGAAGCATCAAGGGCATTGCCGTCAAAGAATGGCAATTCCTTGAAAATGCGAGCCTTGACGGATTTGTGGATACCAGCATCCTTGCAGGCACAGGTCGGAAAGAATACATGGAAACGAGGTCTTGCGGATACAGAACCTTTCGGCAGCATATGATGGCGGCTGTAGGTGATCGCAAATGCAACATCAGACAGCAGTACCGACAGCTTTTCAGCGGTCATCCAATCATTGGGGTTGTCGGAGTGGTCATTGTCACAGTCCATCGGTACAACGTCCGACAACCGGAAATTGGCATCGCTGCGTGAGAAATGGTCATACAAGGCACACACATGGTCGGCAGCAACCGCTTTCTTCAGATCCGCTTCTGATGTTATGACCTTTGGGTGCGGATAGAGTGTGTTCTTTTCATTGCCGACACAATCGGCAGTATACAGGGTGAACTTCATGTGGTTTCCTCCAATTCCTCGCTGAAATAGCGAATTTTCATGTGCTTGCGCTTTGCCCGGTCGATCTCTGCCTTCATGCCGGAGCTGACCGTGCTGCCGAACACCCACAGCTCTGCGCACTTGCTCATCAGTACCCAGTTCATGAAGATCGCTATATCCCGTTCCGCAGGGATATTGTCGTCCATGAACTGCGTGAAGTAGATGTGGGGCGTGATCGGCAGACAGTGCTGCTCGACTGCAAACCGGCTGTAGCGCTTGGCGTTCTCGACGTTCTTTTCCGTGTTGCCGGAGTAGGGAGAGCAGATATACACGATCGGGCGGAAGGCGGCAGCTTTTGCCGCAGCCTTCTCCTCACGCTCGATGCGGGTGAACGCCTCATGTTCCGTCGGACTTGCATAGCCTTCGCTGTTATAATAATCAGCCATGCTTCACCTCGTTCCTGCCGCAGGGCTTCCTGTCGCAGCCCTTATTGCAGAGCTTCCCGCAGCGGGGGCATTTCACATAGACGTTCTCCGGTTTGACCAGCTTGCCGCTGACCAGCGCATAAAACCATTCAATGCTGTATTTCATAATCTCAATCCTTTCTGTAAAATTCGCATTCATATCCGTCCGCCCGCAGGAGTAGACCTTCTGCCCATGCTGGCTTTCTCTCCATTTGTCGGCATACTTCTTCCATCGACATCCTGCGGTCTGCCTCTATAATCATTTCATCGTGTATGTGACCGACGATAAAACAGTGCGACAGCGTCTGCATAGAGAACATCAGCAGATCGCGGGCGATCGCCTGTACGATATTCTCTACAAACTTCGGACCGTAGCTCTCGATGCGCTCCCATTTCTTTGATGCACCGACACCCATATAGGTCACGGACTCGCCGCCGAACTGATTTTCTCCGATCCTCGGCTGTGCGTAGCAGAGCTTCCGTCCGGACGGCAGCGTGATGAACAGCATCTTGCTCTGATAGCTGAAGCTGAGTCCGTGTGTTTCTGTCGTTGTCTTCTGCTTGATCGCCTTCTTGACGACATCATCGACCGCCCACCAGAGGTCTACGATATGGGGAGATGCGTCCCGCCAATCGTTCACGATCTGCTTTAGCTCCGCATCGGTGAGGTTGAGGTCTTCACCGCCCATCGCCTTCATAGCGCCGACCGATCCGCCGTAGCCGCAAGCCAACTCCGCCACCTTGCCCTTTTGCCGTAAGTGACCGTTGACACCGTGCTTGACCACCGGAACACCGAACATCTTTGATGCCGACGCGCAGTAAATATCCGCGCCGTTCGCAAAAGCGTCCATGCGCCACTGCTCTCCGGCAATCCAAGCTATAACTCGCGCTTCAATCGCCGAGAAGTCCGCAACAATAAACTTATATCCCGGTCTGGGTACAAAAGCAGTGCGGATGAGCTGCGACAGCGTATCAGGCACATCCTCATAAAACATCTTTACCTCATCGTAGTAGCCGTACTTGACTGTATTTCTCGCTTCGGTCAGGTCAGGAATATGATTCTGCGGCAGGTTCTGTAACTGAATAATGCGCCCTGCCCAGCGTCCAGTGCGGGAAGCGCCATAAAAGCTGAACATTCCTCTCGCACGGTAATCTGAGCAGGCTGCCGTCTGCATCGCCTGATATTTCTTCACGCTCGACTTTGACAGCATAAGCCGCAGCTCCAGCACTGACTTCACCGGATCTTTCGCTGTCTTGAGCAGTTCCTTCACGGCTGCCTTGTCCAGACAATCCGACTTATATCCCTGTTCGCCGAGCCATTCCAAAAGCTGATACACGGAATTCGGATTCTCGATGCCGGTAAGCCTACGCATTTCCGCCGACAGTGTTGCTTTCGCCTGTGCGTCAAGCGTCAGTGCAGCATCGACCAGTTCCATGTCGACACGGATACCGCGATCGTTTATCTCCTGATCCAGATAAAACTGTTCCCAGATGAAATCCGGTACCGGGAAACGTGAAAGGCGCTGATCAATGGCAAGCTCCGCCTCCACGTCCTGTTTGTTATATGCCTTGAAGGTTTCCCACTTATCCAGAGCGTCGGCAGGTGTATGAAACTGCGGGATACCGTTTTCTGTCTTATACGGAACACAAAAATATTTGATGAGCGCCTTGCCCTCCGGCATCTTCTGCTGTTCCAGCTTCAGAGCAGCACCGGCAGAGGCAAGCGTCGATGGTAGACCGAGCGTCCTGCAATGGATCATGGTACACTGCCAGCCGACCGGACTCAGATAATCGCCAACTGTATCCTCATTGATGCTGTAGTTGCAGAAGATCTGCGGATATTCCTCGCGCAGATATTTTGAGAGACATACACGTTCAAATTGCACATTGAACGCTCGCTTGATGACCGATTCATCGGTGAGTGCAGAAAGAATATCATCCGGGACACGGTCGCCGTTAGCCAGATCATAAAGCTGCACTGCACCGTCATCAACTGAGACGCTCATAAGCGTGATAGCAAAATACGGAGAATCGGCGTAAGCGTACACACCGCACTTGGTGATGTCACGGTCACTCCGAGTCTCCAAATCGATTTCTATGGTTTTCATGGTAACACTTCCTTTAAACCCACCCGGACGGTATCCCGTCAGTCGCCCTCCCGACATCAGTTATTTAGGACAGGAAATCATCATCGTCATCATCAGCGAAATCATCCTCTGCACGGCTCTTACCACCGAGAGGTTCACCGTCACGGAGCTTCTGGATATTGTTCAGACCGCAAGCAATGCCACGGTTGCCGTTGGTATTGAATGCGTAAAAGTTGATGGACGCTCTGCCGTAGATACCGCTGTAGATTTCGCTTGTATCGAGAATCGGCTGACAATCCGCATCCACCACACCGGGCTTGCTTGCAGAGTTAGCATTGATGAAGTAGCTGTTCGCATAAGCCGGATCGTCCGGACGTTCCGTGTCACCATCACGTAGAGGTGTCTTAAGAACGGAGAGCGCCGGTACGGACTTGCCGTTGCCCTTCAGCTTGGACTGACCTTCCTCATACGCCGCCTGAATTGCCGCCTTCACCTTTTCCACGGTTGCGGTATCGGCCTTGGGAATGATAAGGGACACGCTGTACTTCGGTGTACCGCCGTTGATGGACTTCGGCTCATTCACGATGAGATAGCTGAAACGTGTGTCTTTGCCTGTGATTACCTTTGTAGGATTCTTAAACTTTGCCATATTAATTTTCCTCCTTGAAATCGTCTTGTGCTGTATTCCATACCGGACGCTTGTCCGACTCTGGTACGAGTGTGGGCTTGCCCTGCGGCTTTTCGATCAGGGAGCCGAGCAGGGAGTTGAATTTCTTAGTGCCGAGCAGCTTGGTCATTGCGGTCACGCCCATGAGCTTCTTCTCATACGGATCGTAGCCCGCCTCGGTGACGACCGCTGCAACGGCATCGCCGTCTGTATATCTGCGGTTGCTGCGTCCTTCCACAACCTTGAAGCCGGGGTACTGTTTGCCGCTGATCGCCTGTTCGAGTGCGTATGCCTTGATGTCGTTCACCCAGCCGATGAAGGTGTCCGCCCGGTCGAGGATCATGCTGATCTCGTCATCGGCGAGTGTGTCCGGGACAGCGAAATCATACTGCGCCATCTGGAGATTGTACTCCGCCCGCTTTCGGCAGGTCGCCTTGATCTTGCAGAACTGACAGTGCTTGCCCGCCTTGTAGTCGCCCTCGCCCTTTGCCGCAAGCGCCGCAGCGGGGATGAGGACTTCGTCTGCCCAGCGGAGAAGCTCGTCCTTCGTGACCTCCGCAGTGCTGATGTTGTCCCTGCGAGGCTGAAAGATAATCATGCGGACGGTCTGGATGTCGTACAGGGACTCGAAGAGGTTGAGTGCGCCGAGGGCGTACATCCGCATCTGGCTGTTGCCCTCGGCATCCACCAGAACGCCCAGACCGTATTTGAAGTCCACAACCGTCAATGTGCCGTCTGCGACACAGATGCAGTCCGCCGTGCCGAAGCTGTCCTTCACCCAGCGGGAGAAGTCGAGCCGCTGTTCCACGAGAACGAGAGGATCGGGACAGCTCTCCTTCGCCGCCTGCACCTGTTCCATGACGAATTCGCAGTAAGCGTCAGTGCATTCTGCCATTTCTTCGTCGAAGTACTCCAGATCGTCAGTGGGATCGCGCACCTTGAAGCCGAGCGCCTTCTTGATTTTGTACTCGCAGAGGGCGTGAGCGTCCGTGCCTTGCTGTGCGTAGGAGCTTCCGGTGTCGCCGCCCGCATTCTCCTTTGCGGAGGGCGGGCAGTTGATCCAGCGCTCACTGCTGGACGGAGCGAGAAGTGCGTGACTCATACCAATCCCTCCGCTTCTGCCAGCACCGCAGCGTAGTCGCTTTCGGCGATGTCGGAGAGCTTCTCTGCGCCGTACTTGGCGATCAGCTCCTTGACCTCTGCCGTGTGTCCGCTGCGGCTGATCTCTGAAAGACGGCTGCGGAGCTGAACGAAGGTGACAGGCTCGTCCTTCGATGTGCTCTCCTGCAGCTCCTCTTCCGTCGGTTCGTAGATGGGCTCGAACGTTGCGAGGTACCCATCAGTGGTCTGTGTCGTGTACTCCTGCAACGCAGCAGTAAGGGCAGCCAGTGCGTTGATAATTTTCACCATTGTTTCCATTCTTCAGTTCCTCCTTTGCCAGATTTGTCGCCAGTCTTTTTGCTACCACGCTGATTGCCAGCAAGGTATCAATCAGTTCCTTTGTAACCATGTTCCTCACCTCCTCAAAAGCAATAGGACAGTTCTCTGCGTTTTGAGTACCGGTTTAGAAAAAATCCTGCAAATTATTTTTCAGATCCTCAAAAATGGCTTTCTTGCGTTTGTTTACTCCCTTCTGTGACATACCGATTGCTTCAGCAATTTCACGTTCCGATGCACCTTCACTGAACATGGTGATGATGGTCTGGTTTTCTTCGGACAGTTCACCGATATGATGCCAGAGTGCCTCCAACAGCATAGCGTCCATCACAATATCTTCCGTACTTGCTGTATATGTAGCAGAATCCTGCTGACGATGAACACCGTCCTGTGTGCTGCGGAAACCGCCGGTTTCTTCCATCGCATCAATAGAAATCGGTGTGCCGGACTTTGTGCGAGGACAGGCAGAGCAGTTGCCGTCGCAGCGCACCAGCTTGCCGTTCTCATTGCTGACCGCGCACTTCTTGCTGCGCTGGAGCGCCTTCTCCTCCTTCCAGATCGGGCGCATCAGCTCGTGATAGAGCTGCTCGTCCTCGATCTCCACAAAGTAGACCGATGTGCGCTTGCCCTCCAGCATAATAAAGGTGATCTCGCTGGGATCGATGCCGACCTGCTTGGCGTATTCCTTGTCCATCTCAATCGGAACTCTGTACTTCTTTTCTTTGGTTGTCATAGCTTGTCCTTTCTGCCGGATGCAGTAAAGGCAAAAGGACATAAAAAACAGGAGCCGGTGAGATACCGTCTCCTGTGCTGCCGAAAAATGGGTACAGCAAGGGAAGGGTATCTCTAAACCGGACTATCAGCTTTGCTGATAAGTCCTGATTTGAAATATCCTTGTGCCCTGAGCTGTACACACTCCGGCTTTAAAAATATTTATTTGACCGCCCTCGGCGGAAATGAACTTGTTTACTATCCCTATTATATCAGCAGAAACCGGAATAGAAAAAACTTGGCGAGTCGCGCTTCAAAACCGCATATTTACGTAGAATCAGGATGTTTGCAATTATTCTAAAGAACCTTTATCGCAAATAAGCGTAAAAAATCCGACTCGACGAGTCGGAAAAATTTGCAAAAAAATACCCGCGCAATTTTGCGCGGGTTATAACTATGCTCTTTGATGTGTTCCAAGAGGTTCATATCCATACGATATTAGAAATTCATTGCATTCTTCAATAGGACGTCCTGAAAAGCCTGTAATACAGAACCTTAGTGCTTGATGTTCATCAGAGTTGTCAAATGCGTGTCCAGCTGATTGAAGGAGTTTTTCGGTTACATCAATTCCCAGATCCAAGCCTCGTGCAAATGCAACTATTGTACGTAAATTCGGGGTTGTTTTGTGGTTCTTCAGAGCTTTTCTGTATACTTCTTCTCCAAGACCGGTTATGGAACAGAAGTGAGACTTACTCATACCTTTAGACTCAATTATCTCATACATAAGCTGCCAGCAAGTCTTTACTTCACCGAAAGTAATCTTTCTATCTGCCTTCTGACGTTCAAATTCCTGACGTTTCCTTTCTATTGCTTCCGAAATTACAGT